AGCAGAGCACCCTTTTTCCCCACAAGAAGCAACCCTACAAGTTACAGCTAATCTGTTTGATGTTAACTCATTAAAAGAACAGTACAATAAAGTAAAGGCTAACAACTTAGAAAAGGAAGGAACTGCAGGAATATTGTACTACACAAAAGAAAAAACTGTAGGATTTCGACCATCCCCAGACGTGTACCCAGTATACAAATACCCGCATAGAAAAGGTGATAGAACTAAAGGGGCAGTTGTAATATATGACTCCCCATACAAAAATAAAGATGGGGATGTCCCTCACAGTTTGTATATAATCTGCCATGATCCTTACGCACAGTCAGGACAAGGAGTTGGGGAATCGTTAGGGGCTGCATATGTAATTAAACGCCCTAACAACCTGTCTAAGCCAGATGATATTATAGTAGCGTCTTACATAGGACGTCCACAAACTCAAGATGAGTATAATGCAAACCTATTTATGTTAGCAGACTTTTATAATGCTAAGATTGGGTTTGAGAATGATAGAGGTGAGTTAATTGCATACGCTAAAAGGTATAGAAAGTTACACAAACTTCAAGAAGAGTTTGAAATGCTTGATAAACGTGAACTTAGATCTAAAGTTACCCGAAGACAGTATGGTATGCACATGACTCAACAACGTAAAAAGCAAGGTGAGTTGTATATACGAGATTGGTTAATTTCCCCACGTAGTACAAATGAAGATGGGGTAACTACTCTAAACATGCACAAGATCTACGATCCAGCGCTTTTACAAGAACTAATTAAGTTTAATTACAGAGGTAACTTTGACCGTGTTATGGCACTTATGATAGGAATGTATCATACGCGAGAGTTATATAATAGAGAGGTGGTAGAAATTACTACTGATCGTTCCCAAGATGACTGGTTTAATAATAATTATAAATAATTTTGTAAAGATATGTATGGTTCCCATAAAATTCCCCAACAACGACTTCCGCTAACTAAGAAAACTAAAAAATGGAGAGAAGAATGCATAGATGCATTTATCAATATTTCAAAGTTTGGGTTATCAGAACGACGTAATTACTTAAAGTCACTCTACGATTATTACAATGGTGAGATTGACGAACAAGACTATAAATACGTACTTAAACCTTATGGTAAGAGTAGAGAAAACTTTCCGTCAAAGCTGCGTAACTATCCTATAATTAAACCAATTATAGATCTTCTTTTAGGTGAAAAATCTAAACGTCCACTTAACTACACGGTAGGGGTAAACAACAGTGATTCTATTTCTATTAAAGAAGAAGAAAAAAGAACTAAAATATTAAAAACGGTAGAGCAGATGTTTTTGCAGCAAGTGCAAGACCCTGAAAACCCATTACCTCCTGAGCAAGTTCAACTCCCAAAACAATTAGTAGAAGAATTTGAAACTTCTTATAGAGATAAGAGAGCAATTAATGGTCAGCATGCACTTGACTTTATTATGCAGCATCAAGAAATTTACGACAAGCTTCAAAAGTTATTCTTTCATTACTTAGTTTCAGGGGAGTGTTACACTGAAAAAGGGGTAAGACGTAATGAGCCTTTTTATGATGTACTGAATCCAATGGATATAGACTTTGATAAAGATCCGGATATTGATTTTGTTGAAGATGGGGACTGGTCTATTGTCCGTAAGTTTGCCCATGCATCTACAATCATTGACCATTTTGGGGATAAACTAACTGACGAGCAAATATTAGAACTAGAAAACCCACAACAAACATCAGTAGATTCGTATTTACTATACAGATCAGAAGCTTCTGGGACAGATGATAATATTTATCGTAATAGACTTGTAGAATCTGTAACTGTATATTGGAAAAGTCGTAAACGTATAGGCTTTTTAACTTACGTAGATCCTATGACAGGATCTCCAGAAGAACTTGAAGTAAAAGAAGGATTTAAAATACCTGAAGAGCTTAAAGAGGCTGGGGCTAAAGTACAATACGAATGGGTAAACGAAGTATGGAAAGGTACTAAAATTGACGGGAGATTCTATGTAGATATTAATCCTTTATTAAATCAAAGAGAGTCACTTGACAATCCCTCACTTTGTAAACTCCCAGTTAACGGTAGAAAATATTCAGACATAAACTCTAACAACATCTCATTAGTTAGCCTGGGGATCCCGTACCAATTAAACTATAACATCTTTAAATACCGAATGGAGTTGGCAATCGCCCGATCCAAAGATATCGTAGCCCAATTTGATATCAATATGATCCCAAAAAAATGGGATATGGATAAATTCATGTATTATGTAGAAGGTACTGGGATTGCCTGGGTTGATTACAACAAAGAAGGTGTTCAACTTTCTCCACAACATCAATCAGTTTTAGATATGTCTATAAAAACTGTTGGGCAATACATTTCATTATTAGATTCTATAATGATGGAGTGGGAAAAAATCTCTGGGGTAAATAGACAAAGGCAAGGAACTATTGGGCAGTACGAAGGGAAAGGTACTTCACAGCAAGCTATTTTACAATCATCTCATATTACAGAAGACATTTTTAGAAAGTTTGCACAATTTGAACAACGAGAGTTACAAGGATTACTAGATTATTCTAAAGTAGCTTGGGTAACTGGTAAGAAAGCTTCATTTATAATGCCTGACCTTACTACTACAAATATAGATCTTGAGCCTTTAACACATATGGAGTCAGAGTACGGAGTTTTTGTATCTAATTCTGGTAAAGATGTAGATAAATTAAATATGGCTAAACAAATGGGTCAAGCTATGTTACAAAACGGGGTACCAGCCTCTTCAATCTTAGAAATGTTTGATACAGAAAATTTTGCAGGTATTAAAGAAAAAATACGAGTAGCAGAAGCATCTCAAAAACAATTAGAAGAAGCACAACGTAAAGCACAGCAAGAACAAGCAGATAAAGCTATAATGGCACAACAAAAAGCTTCTGAGTTAGAATCAATAGATAAAGAAAGAGATAGACAAGCAGGTTTAGAAAAAGCTCTTATAGCAGCTGAAACTAAAAGCAATGATGGGGAAAGATTCTCTATGGACCTTGAGAAGATGCGTAGACAGTTGGAGCAAAAAGATAGAGAGTTAGATTTAAAAGAACAAGCATTAAAAACAGAAGGAGACCTAACACCTGATGGAGAATAATGGATAACGCAACTAGAAGACAGCTACTAGAGCAAACTAAACAAGCTCAACAGGAAGGTTTTAAAGGATCTATAATAGATGTTTATAATAATCCTCAGATACTGCAGCAACAATCTCCTGTAGCGGTAGCTAATACCCCTCAACAACAATCTCAAGGACTTCGTGGAGTAGAAAGACAAAATGCCCCACAAGCTATGGTCTTCCCAAACCTTGCACCTAATACCCCAATGAATACTAAGGGTATGAAGTTTAATGTTGATATGGATATGTATGATCCAAAAGGACATTTAATGCAATCGTATAAAGATGTTCCCCCAGGTGTAGAGAGTCTACCAACAGGTCCTAGAGGGGCTACAGTAGTAGAACGTCCTACAAGACAAACTGGTGGCAGTAATGTTACTACAGCAGATAGTTTATTTTTATATAATAAAGTTCAAGATCTTTATAAGAACTTAAACAGTATGGGGGCAACAAAAGTGGAGGGCGGGACAGGGATGAAATACGATAGCCTAGTTGCCGGACCTCAAAGTAAGTGGGAAAGCAATTTTGGGAGAACTATTACAGAATTAAAAGATGGTATACAATCCGAAGGAAAACTAGGAAACGACGGAACTGTAGAATCATCTGAATATTATGATAATATAGATGACAAATTTTACGGAACTACAGACTGGTTAGAAGGTGGTGGTGATGATATTGATTTTCCAATATCATATATTAATCAATATATTAAACCACAATCTTTTCAAGATAATTTAATAGAAGAAGTTGATGCGGATGGAAATAAGTATGATAGAACACAAGTAGCTTCTTTCATGTATGACCCACTTGTAATTAAACCTGATTACCTGCTTACTGATGAAGAGAGGAAAATAAGAAACGATCCTAATTTTAAACCTAACACTAACATACAAAGACCATTACTTTCGTCTCGTAAGGCTAGTCTTACACCTCCTACTCCTCCAACCTCCTCCTCCTCTTCCTCGTCCTCCTCCTTCTCCTCCTCTCTCTCCTCCCTACCTCAAAATATTAGTTATAAAACTGCTTACAACAATAATAAGAATAATAAAGAATTTAGTGAAAAATACCCTACGTTAGAATCATTTGTAGAAGCAGCAAAAAATTATAATAAAACTGGTTCTAATACACCACCTATAAAAGAAGAGTCTAATATACCTAGGAAATCTTCCAGTTTTTCTGATACAGATCCTAGACTGATTACTAATTCAAGAATAGCAACAC